TTTTGTATCAAACTCTGTTTTAAATTCACTGTAATTGCTCATCGCCTTAATTTTGTCTGACTTTAGTCTCATTTTTTGTGGCAGTGATAATGTACATTTATCAAAGTTAATACCTACCATCTTACCATTATGCTTATGCGACTCAGTAAGGTCTTCATACTTGACTACATAATTCCAATTCGGATAAGTGTTATACATATTTAATAATAGATCATTTTGTCTTAATGTATGATCTATGCTATTTGTGTAATCATAATACATATAGTCATCAATAATATCGTGACTTGTGTTGAATGTATCGGTCGCTACCGCAAAAATATTACTAAGAATTGTATCCTCAATATCTTCTCGATACATGAAGATAGTAGTCACGTCATCACGGTCCATAAGTTGAAATAACTGATACGTGTTAACTGTAGACAGCTGTCGCATGTGGATTTTACATATCCATTGATTGGTAGCAGTTCGTAACATATTAAGAGTTGTTTGATTGTTACGTATACTACGTTTGCCATCAGAAGGAGTTTGATTTAACGTCTGATCAGATACCACATTAAGTTGTTTTTTGTTTAATTGTAGATGATCAATACTAGTGTTGCGGTGGAATACTTCATTCAAGTTTACCGCATTATTATCGCATTGAATCAAATAATTATAAATTAATACATTTAGGTAAGTAGTGCCGCATCTAGCATTGGAAATTATTATATAGCTCAATCTATTATTAAATTCTCTGAGAATGAATGTCGATTAACATATTTAATATATTCATCGTGAATTTGATTATAGTTTGAAACTATTCTCTTTTTATCAGAATCTGTGGTCATACGTCCCGGTATCAATGAGAACGCCATTTGATTTTCTATGAATTCAGGGTCCACGTAGCCAAATATATGGTAAAAATCTGAGTATAGATCACCAGTTAAGTCCTCGTATTTCATAATATGATTCCAACTCGGATAACTTTTATAAAAATTAAGCAATTCTACGCTCTGGGCTATAGTGTCCATCATTGTGCCATATGCGGCATCAATAATCGAATATATCTCAGTGTCATGTTTAGAGTTCTCATTCATATCATTGGATTGCCAGATATTTGTATGTTCAGCAATAAGTCGACTGAGGAATGATTTAAATGTATCTTCTCTATATAATAATATAGTACACACATCTTCACGGTCCATTGTATTGAATAGCCGACCCAAATCAACACGGTTGATTTGGTCAATGTGTATCTTCACTGACCATGGCGTAGTTGCTGAATCCATGATGTCCTGCATATATCTATTACGCTCCATATAATATTTCTGTGTGCCTTTAGGTTGGGAAATGCTAATATCTAGAGTCTGGCTATCAATATTATCATTAATCGATCCATCTTTATTAAGTGTATAATTAACAGGCCATGGCAAAAATACCTCATGTAGATTTTGATGATTATTATTTTTATCATCATGCCCGGCTTTGCATCGTGCCATTAGATGTATTGCTTTGTTTACGTAGGTACTTCCTGACCTAGGGTGTGTTATTATTAAATAGTTCATATTATTTTATCTTGAAGGTATATGGCCATTGCTTTCTATCGCATTGGTTGATGAATACATCATGAAAGTGAGTGTAGTTTTTCATTAATCTCATTTTATCACGTTTTGTTAATAACTTTTTAGATGAAGACACAATTTTATGTTCATCTAAATTCAATATCTCTTGTTGTATTGGGAACGGCAATGGGCTTCCAATATGTGCTTGATTCTCGATATATTCTCGCCCGACCCACGAAAAATCTATATGTGGTCTTCCTATAAAGTCTTCATATCTAATGATCTTATCCCATTTAATACTAAGATACATATTATACAAATCAATTGATTCTTTTACCATTCGTTCAATTCTATGCCAATCGAAATCGTAGAAGCGACGACTATATGTCTGTTCTTCATCACTGTTCCATATACCAGTTACTTCAGAAAATATCATACTTAGCATTGTGTCTTCAGTATCTTCTCGATATAGAAATATGGTCTGTACATCATCACGTGCCATTGTTTTGTATAATCTATATAAATCACATGAACGCATTTGATACATATGTACTTTAGCTACCCACGGGCTAGTGGCATTGTCAATTAGATCATGCATGTGCCTATTAATAGTCAATTGGTCAAGTGGCGGATGCATTACAAGTTCAGGCGAAAAGTTCCTACGCTGATCCAAGTGCTCTATAAATACTCCATTTTCGTCTAATGTATGATAATTTATATTCTTTGCGTGATGAAATATTTCACCAAGATTGGTCATGTTATTTGGTGTATTGTTCTCTGGAACAATACCAGCAGTTCGATTAACCATGTCTGTTGATTGCTTTATGCCGCGTACCATATAAGTACTTCCGGCTCTAGGTGTTGATATTATTATATAATTCATATTGTTATTTATTTGTCATAGTATTGGTTTCTGAAAGTAGATTAAATAAATCTGATAATGATTGTGTATAATCTTCTTCTCTAATCTCATCTATCTGACTAAGTGTAAATATTGTTGTTGGCAATAGATGACTATTATCCTCTTCCATCATATAATCCATTACCGATTTTACATGTTGGTGGTAGGTTTCTATTATTTCATGACTATACTTTCCGGCGAGTGTTGCTAGCCAGTCATCATACATTTTTTTTACCTTGTATTTTGCTTCGAGAGGTAGGACTTGAACTGAGAAATAATCAGGATAATATAATGTATGATTTCCTACTACTGGTTCTAATGAGTCATTAGTGTGTTCAAATACCCATTCTGATAATTCTGGCATTGATAATATGTTAAGTATACTTATTGTCGGCGATAGCTGTACCGAGAGATTATCAAGTTTAGAATTAGTTAAATTAATAATATTGTTGCTTATACTATCCCATTTGCTCGGCGCTCTAATATATTCTTGTACTTTGCCTACACCGTCAATACTTGCTCCAATGCCGACTGACTTAAATTTGCTCCATGTATCTATTAGGTAATCAGCGATGGCTTGAAAATTACTATTATAATCAAGAGCTATATTTTTTGCAACACCAGCGTCGACGCATAACTCCAATAACTGTTGATGTTTCTTATTAATAGTTGGCTCGCCACCAGTAAAGTAAAAACGATCTATATGATTTAAATTACCTATCATGTCAATCCAAAATGGTGAATCATCACCCCATGTGAAGTCGGACGTATTTGGTTTAAATCCGCTTCTAGAATTGATCAACATATATCCTTTGTCTTCTCCATAATACTTCATAGGAATATTATCGTCAGCATCTGATATAGCGGCTAAATCATTATACCACAATGAACTATCATTTGGTCCACACATTCTACATTTTTGATTACATAAATTACCAAATCTAATATCTAGATATCTAATTTGAACCTCCGGTCCAATAGAACCATCTTGTGGGTTTGTGCCTTTTAGGTAATCTATCATCTCATGATCATATCTTTTTGTCATATTGAGACGCTTGCTGTTCATATCAAGCTGTTCACGGTGGTAACATTGACGACAGGCGGCCGGTTCATGTCCATTAATTAAGTCTAATCTCAATGACTTGGCAAAATTGCTATTTCTAATATCGTTGAAAGTATTAGAGTGCACTGTCATTATGTTACCTAATCCATCACGTGGTCTCCCAAAATCAGTCTCACTATCTATCATTTCACAACATAATCGAATATCGCCATTACTAAATGTGCTGATATGATTCCATAACAATGGACACATTTTTTTCATTATATCATGTTGTTTTAATTTATGTTCTACTATATAATCTATTATATTATCAGTATAATTATTGGATAGAATTCCTACTAATATTTTGAATTCGAGTTTACTATTTCTTTTTACTTTAGATCTTATTCCAACATTAAAAATTAATGCCAATAAAACATCAAACTCTTCATCATGCATTGCCATATCTAGCAATATGTTCGGGTGGGTATTCCTTGATAACGCTATATCAATTCTTTGATCAAGGGTCTCGGAGCCATCTAGGCCAATAACATCATATTTCATAATTTTTATTATTGTTCTTGTAACATTTCTAATTCAATAGAGGTATAATCTGAACTCATAACTCCAGCATCTTCTATCGTTCGTATAGGCACAATTGCTATTGCACCCTTTTGTCTATTATTTGCCCCTGGTGTATTCCATTCAGGCAATGCTTCTATTCGTCTTTTCATCTGTGATGCCTCTCCTACCATACCGGCTGGTGCCATAAGCTTTATTTCAATCCAATGGTCGTCATTTACCGTGTCATGGTGTTGGCATACTACTTGTATATTGCCGATAAATTTTTCAATATTTACTTCTTCAAAATGACAACTAAAATTCACTGTATTTATATATGCACTGGCGTCTTTCCACCAACGAGAAGACCTGGATCCGTTAGTAGTTACCATCGTCCAGTGTCCTTGAGACTTTAAGTACTTTAATATTTCAATAAACTTTGGATAAATTGTTGGTTCTCCTCCACCAAAATTCCATCTAATTTGTTCACCATCTGACCATTCTATAGCAGTATCAATGGTGCTCATGACATCGTCAATACTGTGCCAAGGGTCTGATGTGTTATGTACGCTTGGCCAACAATATGAACAGTTGTGATTGCATCGTCTTGATAGATCCCATAATATTTGATAGTTAATTGGAAAATTCATTTCAACCGCCGTTGGGGTTTCTATATTTGCAATATATAAATCTTGGCTTTCATGCTGGCCAGTGAATCCATCCTGTGTGACATGTAGCTGTGCTTTGTATTTCGAGTCTTTGACTTTGCTTAATATCACATCCGCACCACACCCACATGAATTATACGGACATCTTGTCCATTTGTGTGGTGTTTCCCATCCATTAAAAATACTACCCAGAAGTCCCCATGTAGATTCCTTATCATCTGGTCGACTTTTCCATATGAATCCATCTTCATCTTTTACAAAATCTTTGTACCAGCCATCATAGTCCCAGTTAAAATCAAATTCATCTTCGAGTGTAGAAACGTACTTCATTAAAGTTTTATGTTGTTCACATGTTTCCCATTCAACTTTTGGCATGGGCCACCCATCTCTAGTATTGTCCTGTATCCATTCAATATGTGGATATTCTCCAATATGCTTAGTACGATAGTCCTCCCAATCTTGCTGTTGGCTTTTTTTCCTATATGCTACATAACTTTCCCATGTACCTGAATGGTTTGTTTTATTTTTATTGCTACTGGCACAATTGGCCACCCACACGTTGCCGTCATAATCAATGTATAATCCCCTATCACCTGCGCTACAGTGCCAACCTTTCCAATGATTAAGGTTAGATGCTATCACTTCCTCTACTGTGAATCGTGCGTAGTTGCCAGTTTTCTCATATATACGAAATTGTCTATTATCAGTAGGTGTGTTATCCTTCATCTGCTAAGACCTCATATCTATGTGCCGGTAATATTTTCTTACACATAATATCAAAGTTACAGTGGCAAAAATCTTTATTACATCTTACCGGCTGGGATGGAAAGTTAACTTTGGTTGGTGATTTAATATTCCCAAATGAATCACCGACTCGACACCAGCCACGCCATACGCTACCATCAAAGTCAATAATAATTTGTTCTACTCCTGCCCAACAATCCCATCCTTTCCAATTATTTGTATCCTCAGCAATAAATCTATGAGCTGATGATACTTGGTTTAAATCATTGATACTATCGGTCATTCTCATGCTGCCGCGATATAGTTTAAACGATCTAGTATGGTTTACTTTTGATCCAAATAATTCATACTGTCTATCTAATATATCCTGTTGGTAGGCTGTATAATCAAATCGTTCAGTACCGAAGTCAATAACTAGCGGTTGGAATGCCATACTAATATTCTCTATGTTATTGGACAACCGCTCACTTAACACAACTCCGGTGTTAAATAATTTTTCATCAGTGTGTCCCATAATATTTACATGTGTTCGGCATTCTTTACTCATGATCTCAACGACATTATAAAAATGATCTGGGTCAGCGTGTTCAGGATGAAAACTTAGACATACGTGATCGAACACATTTTTATTTTTCTCCCACCAGCGTAGAGTTCTACTAGAATTACTAATAAAACCAACGTCATGTCCTATCTCTTTAATATACTTTGCAATCTTTACAAATTCTTTCCATAGGGTTACCTCACCGCCGGTGAATTCAAAGTATACAAGTCTTCCAACATAATGCACAACTACTGCATCAACAAACCCCTTTACTACATCATAATCATTCCATCCGAAACTTCCATCATTTAGGATTGAAGGACAGTAACTACACGAGTAGTTACACATGTTTCCTAAGTTCCAATTAACAACTACTGCGGTTTTAGCTTCATCATGTTCATGATCAAGAATATTATAGAACTTCTGCGGGCCTAATGACACTATGTTTACTCCTACTCTAAAGTATCTTCGACTTGGTCTTCTCTAATCTGCGGACCCAGTCTACTAGGATTAATATATACTTCTTTAAAGAACGTGCTACCTTCAACACCAATATCACATATTTCTAAACCTAGTTCTCGGCGTAGGTCATGTCCTAACTCAATTGATTTGTCGTATAGCTTTTTATAATCCCATCTAACACCAGTATATTGACATAGTTCCTCACCACCTTCAAATTGTGGGAATACCTCATCTTTAAAGAATTTATTTAACCACTGGAAGTCACGTACATCTCTCCAATCCCAATCATCTCGGGTTAGGTTTGTCATATGACAGCCAAGTCGGGCGCCGTATACTGACCATAGGCCGTTAGTAACATCTTCGCCAACTGACATCCATGTCAACATGCGCTTGTAGTTTTTATCATGAACTCTGGCTTTAAGTTCGGTTGGGTCGACAACATCGCCATCGACTAGTCCCATCTTAACACCTTCTCTGAATCCTGCTCTCCATGCTTGTAATGGGCTGGCATTATTCATTACCTGACAGTAGATGTTATTCATTTGGATATAACTAATGTTCCAACAAAAATCTACTTGTGCACGTTTATCTCCAGCAGGCGCATTTTCATGTGTTCGCATATTGTTGACAATCTCTCTAGTCCAACATTTGATGCCACCGTTTCCATACACTAGGCCGTTTATTTCATCTTTGCCGGCCCAACTAACAACATCAGTACTTCTAATTCGGTTCATGTCAATTTCAACTCCAAAAAAGTTTAAATCAACAATGTTATCAGCATCAATAGTAATAAACCTTTCTGTATCACTTAACGCTGCTGCTGCTTTATGTGCGGCGTCACTGCCTTCAACTCCATGACTCCTCTTTGCCCATGGGCATTTCTCCAATAAATCTGCGAAGTTCTCATCAGCGTTTGGTTCATCGTAACTGATAAAAACTATATCAAATTCATTAATACTAACCATATTACTCATTATTTTTCTCCTTATTATATCTAACTGATACATATTTATTTTTATATATTATAACTGGATTGTCTGGAAACTCAAAATCTAAGGTAATGTTAATATCCTTATTATTTAGAAGTTCATCTGTTTTAATTGAAAATCCACCTGCTAAGTTATCAATTGTACTATCGCCAACTAAAAACTTTAATCCTTTTCTACCCGACATTACATATTTAGATGATTCGGATATATTGCTCGTTAATTGTATTACCCTGTCACTAATTTTATAGATATCTATATGGGTTGATATTTCATTACTGCCAGTCGCTGCCTGTTGGAGTGAAGTATTCTTTTCTTCAGTATAGTCACTGATAACTTCTTCGGTTATATATTCAACACTATATTTTCTAAAAATTGGACGAGTATATATACTTAAATCTTTCCATTCATTAAAAGTGTTAATGTTAATCAGCTTATAATCTATTGTTTCATTTTTTAATAAACTTTCAGGTTCTATAGCTATGCTTTGAATCAGAAAATCTGGATTATTCTTTTTGGTAATATACAAATTAAATAGGGTACCTTCTTCTTTAGATATTTCATGAATCCCCATTAAATTCATTGAACGTTTTAGATTTTCATAATTCACACTAATATTCATAATGTTCTTAGTCATATTAAATGTTATATGTACATCACTATTAAGTGGGTTATTATCAACAATATTAAATAGCTTACGTGATAATTGACGAATCTTCAATTTATATGACTTCTCGCCTATGTCCCATCTGTCCTTTGCCATGTCCCATACCATTCCAAAATTACGTAGACTCTGAGTTCCAGATAGTATACGTAAACAACATTCATTTTCCGATTCAACCACTGAGAACTTTTTTGAAGTCACCAATGTTTGGCTAACACCTTTTACCTTAGATGTTTTCTTATCGTAGGTTATCCACCATTTACTTTGTTCGATATCTGTATTCTTCGACATGATGTTCATAAATTTCGTCAGTTAAAAATTCTGGATCATTGTATGATAATATACCAGAAACTATGTGATTTTGTATTTTTATATTTGCGCCAACAGTACTCCATACATTTAAATAATTAAGCCAGCCCTTCTTAGCCTTATAAAATCTACTCTCACTGTCGCGCATATCTATTAAATTAAACAATGATGTGTTTATTGAAAGCGCCTTCTCGTAATCATAAGTTCGTGATAAGCATATGCTATGAATCAAATCACTATCGTAGGTTCCTGAATGAAACTTCGGAGGAATTAAGTTAGTGACTAACTCTCTCCAATTACGCATTAATGGATCTAATAGTTTAAAATATGATAATGCTTCTTCATTATCTTTCTTAAAGTAAAATATATCTGATCTAATATCTATCAAATTATTCTCTTTGTAAATTTCTCTATACTGTGAATGCTGTATTGGTTCATTTTTAAAATTATAAGCACTATTATTAAAATATAAATTATAATGATCGATGAGATAATTCCATGTATTGTCATGATTTTCCTTAACCACACTGTAGGCATCTACACATATTGTATAGGTAAATGGACTGGTCCAATATAATTGCCAATCATTAGCTCGTCGATCTTCACTTACAATATACGGAAAATCTGATATGTAATCGAATGGAATGGCATACTTGTCTAGTATATTCAATGATGAAGGTACTGCTAATGCTATTTCTGCGCCTGGATTTTCTATTTTAATACTGTACGCCGCAGCTGCTGCATGCTTAATATCAACATCGGATACTGCTGATATTATGTAGCCGTTATTTCCTTCTATTGAATTCATGATACGGTAGTGTGGTTTACAGAATGTTTCATTATTTTATCCCATGATCGAGCAAGAGCCCGTTTATTCATTACATGTAAATCAATATTATGGCTATTAACTAATATATTAAGCCATTTTTCTTTTGGTGAGTGTGCTAAGAATATCCAATCTTGGTCATTATTAATTTCTATGATATCATCCTTTTGATCCATATAGTACATTGGTTGATCCACAAAATTATCAACCGCGTACCCACTTGTCATACCGTTTAATATATGAACAGCTATACTTGCACAATAATCAGTTCTGAATAGTGATCCTGGAAAATTATATAGGTATTGGTAAAAGTCGTAATTATCACCAACATGTGCCCACGTATCAAAGAATAACTTACTCTCATTGCTTCGATCAAAAAATACAACGGTACTCCACCACATTTTTATGCCTGCGTCAAATAGGTATTGTTCTCTCGGGTGTGGTAAATTGTTTCTAAGACTAAGGGCTCTATCAAACATAGCAACCCCTGATACATTATCAAAGGTATAGTTTAAGAAATCGCTTTTTACCAAGTAGTCAATGTCCAACAATAATGTCTTTTCAAACGGACTATACTCCCATATTTTGTGTTTGTTCGAATTAGAAAATTGAGCACCAAACTCAGTCCAAGGACTATCAAAATGTCCTCTAATATTCTTTCTAAATTTATCGTCAGTAACTACAACATAGTCAATGTTCTTATCAACCAATTCTTTAGGTTGGGTATTGCTTAAATATGCCTCGCCACCCTCATCAGTTATCAAACACACTGGTTTTTTTAAATGTGTTTTTACATAATCAGCGGCAAGTAATACTAATTTTATGTAGTCTATTTGAGAGTTATTATATGCAAAAAAGCAAACGCCTTCTTCATCTAAATAATCCATTACCAATCCATAAGTTTGTTGATAGATCTAGATTTTTTAATTTTTTCATATTCAGCATCTAATTCATTCATTGAATTGAAATACGCCGATACCAATAAATCTAGTAGATCAGATAAACTTAAAGCATTGATAGGGGTGCCGCGGTTATCTTCCAATAGTGACTTTTTATGTCCCAAATCAATAAGTGTTTTGATAAATGAAATAGTATTATGATCTGCCGTAAATACTCCTCCAGCATAGTGAACTACCCGTAGCTGTGCTACTCTGGTTTTAATAGTCTTCTTTTGGTTATTTACAGTTAGTGTAAAGTTTGAAAACGCAAGTGCTTTGGTAAGGCGCTCATCCATGATGCTTCTCCAGTTGTGATCTATACATTAATAATACACTAAATTATGGGCGTTGTCAAGTGATTGTGACTATATAATTATGTGTATATTTAATTGTATTTATTAAATCAAATATGTTGAATGATCAAAGTTAACTACGAATCAAATATTATCGGTAGTAGTCCAATCTTGATAGACGGCAATCGTCGGTGGGGTTCGTTGTATAAATTTGTATATATAGCTATCTGTTTGGAATAGACTAATATTAGGATTAGGATCTGTAGTGGCCGCTGTGTGATATCCATAATCACATGTTATGTTAGTATTAAATAAACTATCTGTATCTGAGATATCATCTTCTAATGTTATTTTTATAAGGACAGAAAAGTCATTTTCTGTTTGTATGCACTTGCCAGATATCACGATAGCTCTATTTGAATACCCACCATATTCACCGTAGCCCCCGTAGCCTCCATAACTGCTGTAGCATCCGTAACTTCCATAACTGCCGTAGCCCCCGTAGCCCCCGTAGCCCCCGTAGCCTCCATAACTACCACAATTATTACCACCAATAGCAGTAAATAATGTTATAAAGTCTTGATTGGTGCTTTTTAGATTATAGAATCCACCAAATCCAGTACCAACGTTGTTTATACTAGATGTCGAGGTTGCTCCTATATGTACCGACTGTATATAATCAAATATACCATTCCATTGATCAGCTCCGTATGCTCCACCAAACGCATCTAATTGTACAAATATATTGCCACCACTATTAAAGAAATATCTTGCTTGGTTGTAATTATCAAATGTTGCTGTAAGTACAACCTCTGAGCTTGTTTTCCATTCTAACGAATTATTACTAATACTGTCTTCTATTAGTGTTGATCGCACACCTGCTAAATCTGTTTTGATAGGATCTATAGCATTGACTGTTTGTTCTACGTGTTCAAAAAACGCAGCCATTATATCTCTAGAATTATTAATAAAGCCTAAACTATTATAGTCAGCAGTGTAAATTTTATGTAATAATCGGTTCTGGAGATCTGAACTGGCATTGACCGGATCATATAATATATGATATAATCCAGCATTCACTTGGTTTAAAAGTCGATTGGTGTCTGATTCAGTAATTAATTCTGTAGCTATAACCGTTGGTTCAACTTGTAATTGTCCCCATCCGTATTGGTGTGGTGTATTATCTGCGTCAGTAAAAGCACAACCAGCGCAGGTATCTGCCCAAAATTTATTATAGGTAGAAACTAGAGTGTTAAAATCACTCGATGAAATTAACTCACCAATCGCTGGCATTTATCTATTCCCAATAATAACTTCTATGAGGTCAACAGTGTCTGTTGATTTATTTTCTAGTGAGCGACCTATAACTTGACTCCAATGTATGCCTGCGTTGTTTTCTTCAACTGTGGCGGCTCTCGCTACTCCAGCTATGTCACTACTTACTAGACGATCTCCTTTCTTTACTATGCCTGTTACCTTACAAGGAACTCGGCCTACTAATGCTACTGCTACCTTTGTTCCCATAAGAACCGTATTCATTAAGTATGCTGGATTAGATGAAACCACCCCAAATACATTTGTGCTTAATTTATCATTCGTCTGTGTAACTTCTGCTTCCCCACCTAACTCTATTACTGTTCCAGCAACATATTCAACATCACTAGTATAATACTCCGCTACGTCAGCATACTCAGCCCTAATGGCGGTGCCGTGAAACTTCATACCAGAAGCAAGGGTTATACCTGCGCCGATCTCAGGAAATTGAACTCGGTAGGCATCAGTTGATGGATCAGTAGCATGTAGTATAAATCCTTCTGAACTTACTAACCCAATTGTTTTATTTGTAGCATCAGTATCATTAATCATAGTCACGGCGTGCATAGTTCCGTTATTGTCCATTAGGTATTCTACTTCAATAGTGGCTATATCCAAATCCTTCCAAACCGTACCAGTATAATACTTCCATCTATCTTCAGAGTTATCATAAAATAATTGTCCAGAAGTTGGATTTACTGGCGGGGTATCATGTGAGAAATTTTCTAATAAATGTACAAAATTCTCAGCAATTGGATCACCGTAGTTTAATAAACTTTTACCTATTAACTGTAAGCTTGTTTCAGTGTTAATGGCGTTGTTACTAATAGTTAGTATTTCACCATTACTTTTTTTAACTTCGTATGCCATATTAAATTCCTGCTATAATTCTCAATGTATAAATTACTCTTATCTTTCTATTTGCACTTTTTTGTACTGGGTGAAATACTATGTGAGTTAAGTAGTTACCATTTTCTGACTTCAATGCTAATTCATCAAATATATAATCAGTATCATCATCACCGGTAGCGTTATCAAGTGGCTGCTGTCCAGTTATGGTATCATAGTCAAGAATTGCGGTTACTACTATATCACTATAATTCTCACCATCATGTTGCTCTATACCAATACCTGGATTAGCGACTGTGTAAGTTTCATTATATAGTTGAGCTGTACTACCAGATACGTTTGGAGCATTGTAAACCACATCACCAGAACTATTAATATAGGTTCCACCATTACCAAATGACATTGTATTAATTAACCCATCACCACTCTTTAATAGGTTAACTATTGTCCATGACATGTTTTGGAAATTAATAGCGTTGTGCTTGTTCAGTAGAGTCTCGCCTGTATCAATATCTGTAATCAATACATGTCCATCTATACTAAAAAATGTTTTTTCTTTTAACGTTTCACTCATTTGATATTAATCTCCTATTATAGTATATTTAGCATTAAAAAGAAATGCCCTTTGTACTATTCTGTATTTGTGTAGGTTCCATATTATTTTGGTTCGGATCTAACAGTGATTTGCCAGGATCGTTAAATCTTAATCCAGAAATATATAATCCACTACTAGTGTCAACTGACTCACTTATAGTATCTAATGTCGCTATTTTTTCATCATCTATATTGATGATAGCATCGCCAATTACTGCTGACGTACCAAACGTACCGTTCATTCCACGGGTTATGTGTTCCAAGTTATTATTTATTATTTGAGCGTAATATAAAATCTCGCCATTAATCATAACGTATCCGCCGCTATTGTTAAATTTAGATATATCAGCGACTCCTATAGACATTGTACTATCATTTAGATCAGTTGTCAATAGTGATTGCTTGTTTTCTGGCAAAGTATAAGCACTAATGTTACTATGCCTATCTTGTAAGTACATGTATGTTCGACTATCATTATCAACTATTGATCCGGATTTATTTGTTATTACAACCAGTGTTAAATGTTCATGAGCATTTGCAGCAAACGAAAGTCTGCGAGTATTCCCATGTATATCATTCATATAATTATGAGTGTGTGCAAATAATCCACAATCATATTCTTCATATGCTACACTATCGTCAAACGCTGCGCCTTCTACTGTTTCAGTAGGTTCAACGTTATCAGTAAATATTGCGCCAACGATTTCATCACCGGAAAATGTTGAATCATAAGAAAATGTTGAAATACATTCTAAACTATTGTCACACTCTCCAAACACGATATCAGATTCAATATTGGCAATCTCAGATATAGAAGTAGTTAATGATTCAGATACATTATTATTCATGTAGTACTGTCTAACTTTTGTGTGATATGGTTTAACTTCCGTAATATATTCGTCCAGATGGCTGACTACATTTCGTTTGTATTTCTTTAATTCTAGTGCTAATGGTATTTCAACCGTTACATCTACATACGTTGTTTTGTATACCCAATCAGTATGTTCTGTATCAGCTAATACATAATCTATAATATTAAAGAACCAAGTATTAAAATATTGTTTTGATTTATTAATGAAAATATCGTATCTTGCCGCTTCCATGATGTGATACATGGCATCCTGATGTAATTCATTCCATTGGCAAGTGGATATCGTGCCTGTGTCCCATTTTGTTGTGTCCCATCCATCAATATCATATACCAAATCGTTAAATTGTATTGTTGAATTTAATTTCTTAATTAAATGCCACTCCCCATTATCGAATAGATATGTTTCATCTTGGGCTAATCCTAACTCATCGTCATATTTTGATATTACCACTAGTGTATCTTTATTGCTATCAACAGTGCTTATATTCGTATCACTATCTAAATATAAACTAGGGAATTGTCCACTTGTATTAAATTCAGTAGTTTCATATGCTGCATAATCCCAATAGTCAGTAATAGGAATAGGACCAGCATTCACTGTAATGTAGTTAACAAGTCTGTAATTCCAATTAGGAGTTGTGCGAAGCACGGTAATGCCTTTAAGAATACAATTCAACGAAATAATTGCTTCTCGTCTTGCTCCAATTAAGTTAGTAAACCATGCTTGTCCAGTTTCTCTATCATCACCGTATTGGTTGAATCTATGAATTAGTTTGTTAGGTAGTGGACGAGTATAGACTAGTTCAGTATCTACTATTTTATTAACTGATCCTACTAGATTATCTCTAGCACCCATATACCAATAATCAGGTATTGAATCTATACCAGCCGTAATACATGTCCAATTTGAATGAGTCTGCCCTGGAGCAAACATATCTATTTGTAATATTGAGCTCGTGTCATTCAAATACGGGCGTACATTTGATAATATGACCGAATAACCATCTACAAATGCGCACCATCCAATACCAGTGGCAGTCGGATCATTGATGATTTTTGTAATTTGACTAACTGGCAAGTCTTTTGTTTTATTTGTTATTGATGTTTTATTTTTAACCCAAAAATAATATACATCATCGTAATGTCCCAAGTTACTGTTCCACTGTTCAAGTTGCGAATAGTAATAATATGGCTCATCTGTTACATTTTGTATAACGTTGTATGCTTCACCAGTCGCAAGGTGCCCATACACAGTCGTTCTTGATTCTACCAATTGTTCCCATTCTTCTGGCGGGAGTGGTGATTTTATCCATTCATACACATCGATAGAAGATCCTGGAAATTGTTTAGCCCAATGTGTACTTTTATAATCTAAATCTCCTTGGTCATAATCATAATATCTTACAGTGCTAGTATCCCACCAAATTTTACCTATCTCATATTCTCCCCAAGCATTTTCTGTATCAATATTAGTATCATCGTTGCTGTCAGTATATGCTGCAAAATCCACAACACCAGTAATATCAATGTTGCGACTTGCTACTCCTGGAATTATACCACGTAGTGGATCAAATATCTCTAGTTCAAAACTTAAATTTTTGTCGGCCCCATTGTATATTTGAATGGCATCTAAATCTGCGTTTGTTGGGCGAGATAATGTGGTGCGCTCTTGTATAAATGTTCCATTGTCATATGTATATACACCAGTACCAGTACTATTATTAAACTCTGAACACCATGTTAAATCATCATCTTGATAGCTATAATATATCGAACTTAAACTATCTTCAATATCTGTTAAATATTTAAATCTCATACTTCTTGCCACGAGAATACTAGGTGATGTTCCACACTTTTCAATAAATGAATCTACGAATAATGTAGTATTATCACTAGTGTGTGTCTTTGTAACTTTATGAATCCCGTCTATACTCGGAGTAGTTGTTGAATTTAGTATTAATATATAGTCACCTACATTTAAATTGTGTTCTTTATTAAATGTTATTTGGGCGTCGTTTCCATCAGATGTTACATTGCCCGCACATATAGTACACTGATTATCACCATCGCTATATAAGTCAAATGTCATAAATTGAAACACATTCCAAGATCCATATCTGATCTGTCTCTCTTCTAATGAATTATACATGAAACTAGTATCATCAACCGTATGTACAGATATTCTCGCAGGATCATTATCTATTTCTTGCCATTCATTATTTTTAAATATATTCTCAACATTGCTGTTTAGTGTACTTAAAATTCCAGACATTATTCCAGCTTCAACATTGAAGGTAGTGTCACCTAAATCAATAAACGGAAGTGATGTCTTGATCTCTAAAAATCCACTAATATTTGTAAATTCTATGACTCCTGTATCCTGTGGATCATATGTTGATCTTAATTTGACAATAGCCGAATCCAATGTGTCTGGTGCTTGTTCAATATATGTAGTGGCAACGTGTGTCGTTGTTGTTAATCCTATACTTGATAATACATCAGTTGATCCACTAATTAATAGTGAAGTGTTTGTACTAATAATATTAATCTTGTTATCAATTTCACTGACGGTCAATCCATTTATATTTGCTTCTTGAATATTAGATATTATTTTTGCTAATGTTGTAGCTACATAGATCGCCTGTGTTTGATCATTAGCAAAAATAATGTTTTCAGATATTCCTAAATCAGCATTAGCAGTACCGTTGCCTATTGAAAGAGTACCATTAATATCACCGTTTACATCTTTAATAACCTTTAACATACCATCAGAGTTAATACTGAATGATAATGTCGATGGCGGAGTTTGTTCGTAAATTCTATCGATTATTTCCTGTCCTGCCATTGGATTAGTGTATCCAAATATTACAGTAATTACAGTACCAGCAAGTGGTACTGTTACGAATTCTATAGTATCTAAAGAAGAATTTATAGTATATTGTGATACACCTAACAGTGTGCCATCTATTTGTACACTGTCTACATAAACATTAATATTATTAGAGCCTAGTCCTAATTCTTGACTGAGTGTAAATGTTGAAGTACCTGTAATAACCGTAGGCACTTGTGTTGTCGTTGTTATTGTTTCTTCAAATGTTACAGTGCCATCACCAATTACTGTTGCTCCGTTATATATAAATGCTGTTCCTATATTACTATCTGCCGCACCATACAATGTAAAGTCAGTTGTGCCTGGTATTGCGATTGTATATTCTATTCCAGCAACCATCGATGTTGCAGCAATCGGAGCCGATGTTTGTGTAGTTGTAGTAGTCTCTGTGGTATATTGTTGAACACCATCGCCATTTAAAGTTTCATTAAGTACACTAGCTGTATAAAATAAAGCATACGTTGTGTTGTCTATTATGAGTGTTTTGCCTGTAGCATCAGTAAATGCTGGAATATAGGTTGATTCAAATGATGGATTGCTTGCAAATACATTTTCAAATCCAATTAACGACATATCAATATAATTATTATCGATAACGAGGTTAGAGTCTTGTGTAGTTGTTATAGGATTAAACACGCTACCTGTAACATTAATATCATAATAACTAGTAATTGAATTACCGAAAATAACTGTGTCTGGAATACATGTTGGATCGCTTATATCACATATACTAATTTGTGCTGTTGATCCAAAAGAAAATGTCGGATATCTCTTATTCCCTAATTCAATAATGTCTTCACTAATCAAATCAACGCCGGTGCTATTTACAATACAGCTATATAACTTGCCTTGATGTCTGGCATTGTCACCGGACTTATAACTTGTTGTAGTATTCCATGTAGGTATATTTGCATATACAGCAGTTGAATCATACACATCACCAATATCTTCCAAGTTAAAAATAGTTTCTGTAGTCTCATTTTCAAGTACTTCGCCGGCTGTGTATAATTTTAAATTGTTATTACCAAAGGATTCAGTATTAAATACTAAATCATCAATGTAATGTACATATCTATTATCAGTATCTAAAATATCGTCTTTTCTAATATCGATTACATTCTTATAATTACTTACTATATCAGTTGGATTGAAATATATTATTTGGTGTTTACTCTTAATTTCATGCTGTCGTAATTCGATCTCTGTGCGATTGGAATCATCTATACCTAACTTGCCTTGTCTAAACATCCATGATTCATTAATAGATATGGAGCTGTCATTTAATCCCATCAACAGCCCGCTTCTTTCTAACTGTGTAACAGCATGTGCCGTACCCTTATGTGTTATCATACCTCTATGAAACTTAGACAGTGTGTTATTAGATAATTGTTGGGCATCCGACCATGTCGACAATGATTCACCAGCTGTATATTTTTCAGCCATTGTTTGGCTATTCTTTAATTTACATACTGATAAATCATAGAAATCTGAAATGGCACCAACGCTAGTATCAAAGTTTTGTATTATGTGGTCTCCGGATATCAAAAATCCAGGGGCCTTTTGTCTACCATCCCATTCACTAGTTTTTTGTCCTAACAGTTTGAATCTTTGATGTCTGACTCCAACTATATCATCATGTATAACATCATTAAACATAGTACGATTATCAAAAACAATAGCATGCTGGTAATCAATAGTGGCGGTTGATATACTTCCAATCTTGGTGTCATCTAAAACTTTTACTTGTATATTGCCATCGAGTCTTGAAATATCTAATAAGGATGTTGGTATCTTATTGCCACTAACATCGTATATTCCGTTTTTGTTATTTGGTAATGTATTAAATTCAACCACTGATCCGTGCTGTGGGGCATACACAATGGAGTCACCAAGTGATAAAGTCAAGCTATGTTTAATGTCAGCAATTGACATCCATTGTACAAAACTATTAGGATAGTTGCTAGTTAATTTATCTGATGTGAATCCAATTTTATTAAGTCTAAATACATATCCTCTTAAAAAATTATATACATCCTGTGCTTTAGGTAGAATGCTACCAAATTCCAATATACTAGGTTGTGTATAAAATTTAGAATATTTGCGAACCGACACATTGCCTATATCAACCGTTTCAAAACTGGAGCCAGCTGAAATATATTGCTCATTGAATTCGAATTGTTGTTTGTTTGGTGATTGTCCAAATATTTGGAACCCACTAGCTAACTTTACTATTATAACCGCTGATGCGGTAATTAACTCATTTGGCGCACCTTTTGACATATGTATGCCATAGTCGTTACTACTTAATCTAAATTCACCATTAGTGCCACTTTCAGCATAAAGTTTTATTAAGTCACTGCTTGTAAAGCCGTAAAGACAGTGTATTAGTCTTGTATCAGTGTTATTATATATTTGTGTAATGTCAGTATCATATCTATTTCTAAGTATAAAATTCTCTTGTGCCTTTATTACTCCAGGTTCTAAAGTATTCCAAACTGTAGATGGTATAATTTTAGATATACAGTTAATTAAACTTGCTTGACCAAATGATGACTTTCTCCATTTAGTTTCAACTGGACCATGATCTCCAAACTTAAATGGATTAAACTTTTCAGAATCCATTGTGTTGCTTCCGTATACAGATAACAACTCTTTTGGTGATATTAGGTCGCCCTGGATATCTACAGGGGCGTTAGTATCGAAGTCCCAATCTCGGGCATATAACAGATTAATAGTTTCTGCTTCTCCGGGAACGGTTGTAACTCCACGAGCAAGTGATAATATTAAGGCACTTCGTTTTGCTGTGTCTGTCCAGCTATAGTAAGTGTCCCACCATGTTGGTTTTATTGAAAAGCCCAACATATGCCATGGTGTTAGGTGCGGTGTATCTGTACCAAATAGGGTTATGTATATGCCGCTCCAATGTCCAGGAATACTATATCCATTAACATCTAGGCTTGAGTAATTCCATGTCCATCCATCAATATCCGATACATCTGGCTCGCCTAACTTTATTATATCAGCAACTGGCTGCCATGATGCAAAATTCTGGTATAAGTAATCATTTACGTCAGTAATTGAGTACCATGTAGAAATGTATGGTGATGGCATGTGATGTGCTACCGTGCTATTAGTACTGGTGCTAATGTTATTATAAATTCTACTTTCTAACTCTAATAATGCCGCAGCGACTACGTCATAGCTCGCTGTATTCATATCCACAATATTAGCACCTGGAGCCATATGATACACATCACCATCATGTCCTATAATATTATCATTATCTTTTTGTGGAATATATAAATTTGTAATTCCTAGGGAAGCGATACTGTTCGGTATGTGCTTCACTCCCGGTATCATATTTTCATTATTATATAATTCTATTCCTTCTTTAATTAAGGTTAGATCATTCAATACTATATCAACTAAATCTGTAATATTACTATTCGTTGATAATATCCAATTACGTTTAACTTGACTAATGAATCTTCCTTTAAATGACATCCAATCAGCCGCGGCCGTGTCCAATGATTGTCGCACATCTAAATGATCATGTGATTCAGAAATTACATTGTATAATACATTGTTATCAAACATACGTATATCACCGCCGCTTATATTTGTTCCGGTGTGCGTGCCGTCTATCAAGCTATCCCAGTGAGATATAGTATCTGCTATTGTAAACTCTGTTAGCTTAGACACCGACGTGTTTGTTGTTATAATCTCTGGTATATCGGTTACATCAAATCCAATATTATTTTGATATTCTAAATCTAACACATCTCCTATTTGTAGAATTTCTGGATTTACAGTAATAGTGTCACTAATATAATAGTCAATTGTATTAATCGGAGTTCCATTTAAATATAACGTATGGTTTGCCACGTCAACTTCTTGACTACTTTGTATGAATATAGTACCAATGACAGTATCGACGAATCCAAAAGATAACGTTTGAATGTCACTCGGAACATCAAATGTACCGGCCGCATCTGAGATTGGGGTAGTAAAATCTTGATCAGATCTCCATACTCTAAGTTCAGTACCTGATACAAAATTATGTATAGTATGAGTTGTGTTGGATTCTAATACAATCCCCGTTGGAAAATTATCTACAAATGTATAATGTCCGATATCTTTGTTTAATTCTACGAGGCGGTGATTATCGTTTTCTGTTATTAGATAATGTTCCTTCTCATTTCTCCAGCTAAATCCTGATACATTAAACTGTATCTCGGTTGACAAATCATCTACGATAATTTGTTTACTGTCAGATGTAAGACTGTGTGATTTGTTATATTGATAATTTGTTGTTAGCTTAGTACCGGTCTTATAATAATATTGTCCTGTTATCTCAGCTATGTTTTCATCAGAATCAATATAATAATATCTTGTAGTTTCTAAGAAATTCTCAAATATTATATTACTTCCAAACGCATTATCGCTATACGCGACTGGCAATCCTAACACAGGATCTATAGATACATCAGACTCTTTGTATCCTATTATCTTTGAACCAGTAAAATCTGGAGTATTGTATGTAGTATCATCTAATGCGATACCGTCTTCGTCATACAATACAAACAGTGGAGGTTGGTTGGTTGTAGTTTTTTCTAATCCTGAAAATAACTCAAGATCTTTATCAAATTCAATAATAGGTCTTTTTGCTTTTCTACCTGGGTTTTGATATTCAATTGCCGTATCTGAAATATGATACCAATGATTGTCAGTTGACCACGCTGTAGTTCCATCTTGTTCTATAAGAATATAATCTTTTTCAAAAACAACATCATTCTCATTGGTAGACCCACCAGTTACCTCAGGCACCCAATAATAAGATGTATGATTTCTAAACTTATCAATATTGATAGGTGGTAGGAATGTCTTAGAATTCGACGCATAGGCTCCGGCATAATTAAAGCTATCGAATCTATTGTTTGTCTTTTTAACAATATCTTTAAACGTAATTAGATTTTCAATATTACCATCAGTGTCAGTTGACACTACTCCAGGCACAAGTTGTTGAGTGTCATTAGAAGTGTAAATATCCTTATCATTTCTATGCTTACCTTTAGTTGATCCAATGTATGCTGATATACTTTCTAACTCTCCTTTGTGGAGCAGCTGATCAAATGTACTATCGAGTAGCTTTTTGTTTAATGTAGTATTAAATACTGCAGGCAAAAAGGATGAACTTCTTACTTGTTTTGTTTGTTTACTTCCTACTCGTGTTTTACTTACTTCCGAGTTAGATTCGTTAGGTTTGTAGTTTTCAGGCATAATTTAATTATAAGTTATTATTTTGTATAAATCGTTTCTTGGTACATATCTTCAACAATATCAATATCATTAGCGTCTAAGTCTGATATAAATATTTCATCATCGTTCAATGATACTTGGAATAAATCTCCAAATATACTACCTGAACTTTGTGGTACAATTACAATACTTCCTACCATTCCAGGAAGTTGTGAATGTATATAACTGGCCATCTCAGTAAAGTAGAATGTTTCTCCGAAATCCCAATTGTCTAATAAAAAGAATTCTTGAACTGCTTCTACTATCTTAAATTTTAGCTCACTATCAGTAACGTTGCTATTCTTAATTTTAACTACTTTAACTTTTGCTTGTAGTTCTTCTTTAGCTTTAGGACCAAACAATGGCCTGTATATTACTGGCCGATAAATGATTTTATCACTCATTGCCTTTTTATCACTTACTTGGTTAAATTGTTGATTCAATTCACTGATAGTAGGTGGTAGTGGTTCTATTATTGTGCCTGTTGAATCAGCCATATAATTTCGATATTCACCATCGTAATCGGTTGTCAACATGAACACATCTATAATATTAGTAAAGCTTGGATCAATTAGTTCATTAGTATACGGCACATGTTCCCATTCAAATCTAAGATCAGATAACGCAGATGCGTATCCAAATATATCATCAAACATTTCTGGATTATCAGTGCGATTATCATTATTATAATCACCCAACACAACTATCACTTTATGATCAATAGTTGTACCTGTTTGGTCTAGTGGATGTCCATATACAAATAAAGTTTGGCTAGTGTCTCCGGTTAGTATGTCAATAGTATCTCGTTTCTTTTTGTTAGTATCCTCATCCAATCTATATTCATTAGTAATATTTGAGAAGAATGTTTTATCACTTCCAAATTCATACCTGATTGTGCGATAGTAAACTGTATGTCCATCTGTAGATGTATCATACTCAACATATATCATCCAATCTAAATTTGTAAGAGGGTCAGGATAATTATTTGTATCTTCTGGATTAGTGTCAACATCATAATTTATACTCCATGCTGCTGAATCTTTATCGTATGTTAAATTAAACGTTTGTTTTAGATTTAATGCCGCTACCAAATCTGATACTGTGGTAGATGTAAACTGTCTAGGAAATGGTGGATATATTGCTACTACTGTAGAATCTGCCGGTATGTCTCGATCTATCGATACTGCGCCGTGGCCTGTTGGTGTACATCCAGTCGGATCACCGAGGGAATCATCAATACCAAGGCCATCTTTATATATTTTACCAACACTTGCCCAATAAATGTCACCGTTGTTATTGAATTTAATAAATGATCCGACACGTATATTGGATAATATCGATGTTTCAATACCAGTTGCAATTACTTCATTGTCAATATTAAAAAATGCTCCAGTACTAATTAGCTCAACCGAATTGGCGACAATACAGCTATCCCTCCATCTAATCTCTTCTGATATTGGTGTTGGTACTGTGGTACTATAATAGAAGTTTAAAACTTCACTATCAGATAATATAGGTGAGATGTATTTTCTTATCAATTTGGATGGATTCATTTTTGATACAAATGATTTTTTAACTCGTTTCTCTTTTGATAATGTGCCATCACGTCCAAATAATTGAAGATTTGAATATGTTCCAGTCGGATCATTAAATTTATTATATCGACTATGTCCACTATGTGTTCTATTGACACTTTTGATCTTTAATACGTTACTACTCTTTGTTGCTAAAAATACATTATAGTCTTTAGCAGTAATCATTCTATCCTGTGTAGCATATACAAGTGGAGCATTTTTCTTAATTTCAAGTAAACTTTCGCTACTACTGCTGTTAATTATACTTTCACGTAGCTGTACTTTTAGAGTCGCAGTATATACATTATTATCTCTACCAATATAATCAATAGTTACGGTAGTCGTCCCTATGTCTGACGGACGTAAATTGTATGAGCCATTTAAGCTGGTCCTGAACCATACTCGTATATTTCCACTAGGCAAGTTACCAAATTCACCATCAGGAAATACAATACTAATGCTGTTATTTTTTAATGTTTGTATAGCATAGATATCACGTAGCCCTTTGCCTAGTGTGTTATACACCGCACTGCTTCCAGTTGTGGATGCGGCTGGAGTCCATGTTTTCAATATGCTTCCTTGATTATCTACTGTTTGTACCCAAACGTCAGTGTTATTAATGTTTATACTAGGTATATCAAGAGACATACTGTCTTTTGGATTAGTAACTACAAAGTCTTTATATTGTAATGTTCCTTGTTTTACTCCAACAAAAAATCCAGTACCATTGCTCGTGACGCCAGCACCATCATTGGCATATACTAAGGAAAACTGACTCTCTGGATTTGGTATCTTTTCAATTATTGAATTATTGTCTGAATCGTAATCGACGTTTAGGATTTCAAATGATTCAGACTGTCCAAGCACCATGCCTGAGATACCGATAGTATTTTGTCCAGATACATTATTCATATTATAGAATTGGACTGTTGATCCATTTATAATATTTTGCTTGTGTGGACTACCGAACTGTGTCAATCTAGACAATGTAGCATTTATTACGCTAATAAAATTATCTATGTTTCCACTATTAGTTGTATCTTCAAATAAAATTTCTTGGCCTGCTAAACTTAATCCATCATTTCCGATTATAGATTCGTTTGTTCTAATTGATATTATCTTTAACTTGCCCTCAGATGTAGTATTTCTTCGTGGTTTATATCCTAGGAATTCAGAAAGTTTATGTATCGCATCTTGTCGTACTGCAGTACTTAAAAAGTTGTTCCTGCTATTAAGTTCTATGCGATAAGCAAGGTTGTGACCAAACATTGCTATGACATCTAACAGTGCCACGAACTCGGAACTTTCAACCCAATCGTTATAATCTTCTGGATAATTATTACTAATGTATGCTACCATAGACGCTCGTATAGTGTCATAGTCGTATGATTTCATGTCAGCATGTGTGTAACTCTCATAAACAACATCATAGCTTTCGGCTGAGAATAGTTTATTTTGTCTTATAAGTTGTGGCATAATATATTTTATTTTATGTTAGTTAAAATTCTTCACGATTAAATTTTAGTATTAAATCAGTAGGTGTGGTTGTTGGCAAATATACAAGACGTATACTTACAACAACTTCGTGACCATCTTTATCTACATCTAAAGCGTTATCGTCTAGTCTAAATCTAGGATCATAATTGACAACCGATAATACGTCTTCATCTATTAACGATATTGTTGCGGCATCAAGTGGTTGAAATACATAATATGGCAAGTTACTTCCAAATTCTGGATTTGTCCATTTTTCACCCTTACGTATTCCAAAATGATTTTTTAGATCCTGTTTGGCAAGATCTAAATCACTTAAAACCTGTTGTTTTCCATTTTCTCCGGAGCTGTATCCGACAATTCGATTATTCATACTGATATTTATGCTTGGAATAAACTGAGTATTTAATTCCTGAAGATTTTACTAATTACTATTTGTTTTTT